ATCCTAGTGGAAAGAAGTACGCTAGCGATGGTTCCGTATCACCGCAGTCGCCAACCGCACTACACTGTGAAAAGTCCCGTTCTGCAACTGTTTTCAAAAAAATGAGAGACAAGGCTGCAAAAGACGAAAAGTATGTTACAATGAGAAAACAATGGAGGTCTAACGAATGACATTAGGAAGTGAAATGTATGCGATAAGAGATTTATTTATCGCATGTCCACCAGTTTATACATTACCTGGTACTTGGAATGATCCAGAAAAAATTGCTAGGTGTAATGATACACTAATTCCGCACTTTACATTTAATCCAAATTATACCTTTGGAATATCAATTGCAGTCATTACTGTTCTATTAGCAGCATATGGAATTTATAAAGGATTCTTTGCAAACAAAGGATTAGCAGATCCTTGGGATGATCACGATGACTAATCTGATTGAAAAAAATGATCCCAGATATTTTTCACAAACAAGTGATGAACCTTATGATCGTCATTACTATAGGATAGTTTGCCAAGATAATTCTTTTGTGGTAAAATCTTGGGATGAAGTCCAAGAGTATTGGTGGAATAGACGAGGGTTTAATTCACCAGTTATTGAGGTTATTGATAAACCAAAATCTAAAAAAGGTTTTAAATGAGTGATTTTATATGGGTTGAAAAATACAGACCCAAAACAATTGAAGAATGTATCTTACCTGAGAGTATCAAAAAAACCTTTCAGGATTTTTTAACCGCAGGTGAGATACCAAATATGTTACTTTCAGGTCCACCAGGTATTGGTAAGACCACTGTGGCAAAAGCATTATGTAATGAATTAGGAGCAGATTACTATGTCATTAATGGATCGGATGAAGGACGTTTTCTTGACACGGTTCGGACGAACGCAAAGAACTTCGCATCTACAGTCTCTCTTACAAGTCAGTCGAAACATAAAGTCATTATCATTGACGAAGCAGACAATACCACTTCCGACGTACAACTCCTTCTCAGAGCGTCTATTGAGGAGTTCTCCAGAAACTGTAGATTTATCTTTACCTGCAACTACAAAAACAAGATTATTGAGCCACTACATTCTCGTTGCTCTGTTGTTGACTTCTCAATTAATAAAAAAGACAAACCAGCAATAGCAGCACAATTTTTTTCTAGAATTAATTATATTCTAGAAACTGAGAGAGTAGAGTCTGATAAAAAAGTTATAATTGAATTAATTAATAAACACTTTCCTGATTGGAGGAGAGTGTTAAATGAGTGTCAGAGATATTCAGTCAGTGGAAAAATAGATAGTGGAATATTAGTAACCTTTTCAGATGTATCAGTTGATGAACTTATCAAAAACCTTAAACAAAAAAACTTTTCTGCGGTTCGTAAATGGACGGTTGATAATTTGGATAATGATCCTGCTGTACTGTTGCGGCGTATTTACGATGCTCTTTATGGCACCCTTAACAACTCTAGTATTCCTGCTGCTGTGCTTATTATCGCTAAGTATCAATATCAAATTGCCTTCGTAGCAGATCAGGAAATTAATTTGCTAGCTTGTTTAACCGAAATTATGGTGGAGTGTGAATTTAAATGACATATAATCAAATTTGTCTAACACTTCTAGTTATACTATCGTTATTAAATTATTTAAAATGAAAAACATGTCAAAACTAAAACATCAAGTCAAATCAAACAAATATTATATCTTCTGGGGTGCAGCCACTGCTGCTGTTATCGCAGGTCAAATCTACCTTGGAATAGGTTATCGTCTAATGACTCAGAGTGTCATTGATCTAACAGAAGTTTTTACTATCATACAAGAACAAGATGATTTAAAAAGGTATGGTGATAGATTATATTGATGTCAATTAAATCTCTCAAAACACCTTTAAGATATCCTGGTGGTAAATCAAAAGCAATCAAAACACTTTCTCAATGGTATCCTAAAATTATTTCTGAGTATCGTGAACCATTCATAGGTGGAGGGTCGATTGCGATAGATATTACTAAATCTAATCCAGACATACCAGTTTGGATTAATGATCTTTATGTGCCTTTGTATAATTTCTGGGTTCAACTTAGAGATAGAGGTGAGGATTTATCTGAACGAGTACGTGAAGAAAAACAGAATACTCTTGATGAAGGTGATCCAGATAAGGTAACAGCAAAAGCAAAAGATTTATTCAATAAGTATAAGGAGGAGATTGATACTTATGATGACTTTGAAAAGGCAGTTGCATTTTTCATTATGAATAAGTGTAGTTATTCTGGTCTTACAGAAAACAGCACCTTTTCACAAACAGCATCTAACTCTAATTTCTCTTTAGTTGGTGCTGATAAGTTGAAAGATTTTTCAAAGTTAATTAAGAATTGGAAAATAACTAATGTGGATTATTCTGAATTGATGATAGAGAAAGGATCAGATGATACATTTATATTTCTAGATCCACCATACGACATTAAAGATTTTTTATATGGAAAGAATCGTGAGATGCATAAGTCATTTGACCATGAAATATTTGCAGATCAGGTTTATAATTGTATTCATAAATTTATGATTACTTACAATGTTAATGATCGATTAAAAGAAATGTATAAAAATTATAATCTTGAGGAATGGAAATTAAGATATTCGATGGCTCATCGTGGAGACAAGGGAACAGATGAGAATGTAAAGACAGAATTATTAATAACAAATTATAATATATACCCAGTATCACCACTTGAACAACTACTTGTATAATGAAAATGAAACTTGATTTTTGTGCACAAACGATTGATACTAGAATTTGCAAAAAATGTGGAGTTGAAAAACCCATAATTGATTTTGCAAAAAGTGGTAGACAACTTCGTTTAAATGGTGAATGGAAAAGGTATTACAAACATACTTGTAAACAGTGTTCGCAAACAAGAAAAACTCCTTTAAAACCAGATGGATCTATTATTACCTGTAAAGGTGGTCAGAGATATATCAAAGAAAATGGTAAATGGGTTTATGTACCATATCAGAAACCTTATTATGTTGATGATCCTGAAAGAATTCAACGTGATATTAAACTTATAAATTCAATGTATGAAGATGAATTTAAACCTTTAGTAAAAAAGAACAAAGTAATACCAGGATATTTTGTTTCAAAGTATGGTAAAATTATTTCAACTAGAAGAAAGCAACCGTCTGAAATAAAAATTATTATTAATAAACCAGAGGGCACCTCAAATTCTAAAAAAAAAGTTTTATCAACATCATTTAAAGTTGGTCTTCCTCCAGATTTTTTTGAAGATTATATTTATAGGACAACAGATGGAAAGGAATCTTCCAATTCATCTGTTAGAATAGCTACTCATAGTGCAGTTATGGACACTTGGAAACCAATTGATGAATACCCTCCAGATCAATTAAAAGATGATTGGGATAAAGCTCCAGAATCATTTAAACAGTGGGTAAGGGATACTGTTTTTATAGACCATATAGATAATGATCCCACAAATAATTGTTTAGATAATTTGCGTAGGGTAACAACTTTACAAAACCACTACAGAAGAAAAAAGTATTTAAATGAAACTTGAACTAAAAGATTGGTTGAACTCAATTAACCAAACAAAGAAAAACTTAATGGATGAAGACCCATCTGTTGAAAAAAGTTATTCGCCTTATATTATTAACCGTTGTTTTTCTGGACATCTTGATGCAATCATGTTTGCAAATGAAATGAATAAGTATAATTTCTTACCGAAGAAGATGCAATATGACTTTTTTATAAATACCCTCAGAGTTAAGAAAAGATTTTCTCCTTGGCTTCGTAAGGATGAAATCAAAAATCTAGATTATGTAAAACGTTATTATGGTTATAGTAACGAAAAAGCAAAACAGATTCTAAAAATTCTTTCCAAAGAACAACTTAATTTTATAAAATCGAAATTTGAAACTGGAGGATCGAAATGAGTGTGGTTAAAGAACCAGAGGTGAACTGGACATCTGATCAGATGGTGGAAATTTTACTAAGTGAACCTGATGATTTCCTGAAAGTCAGAGAAACTCTAACAAGAATTGGTGTCGCATCAAGAAAAGAAAAGAAGATATATCAATCATGTCATATACTACATAAGCAAGGAAGATATTATATTGTTCATTTTAAAGAATTGTTTGCACTTGATGGTAAGCATGCAAATTTAACTGTAAATGATGTGCAAAGACGTAATCGTATTATTCAACTTTTAGTTGATTGGGGTTTGGTTAGTATTATTAGTGCCGATAAAATACAAAATATAGCACCCTTAAATCAGATTAAAGTTCTGTCTTACAAAGATAAAGGTGATTGGATATTAGAGACAAAATATAATATCGGAAGTAAGAAGAAAAAGACCGACTAGGCATTTCTTTTTGTTAAGAAATCCTCATATAAGTATAAATTCTTTCATACATAATAATGAGTATATAAGGAGACGATGCCTATGCACAATCCAATATCATTCAACAATTTGAACTCTTGGGTTCCTTTCAATTTATCCAACTCAGACCCAATCGATGATTACTTTGAGTGTATTGTTGAATGTAAAGACGGGGATAAATCATGTGCATTAGAATGTAGATCACTTCTAGAATAGGAGCAAACCAATGAATTCTTAGAAAAAAAGGGGGGTTAACCACCCTTCTTTTTTTTGCGTTTTATGGTTAAATAGTATTGGATGCCGAAAGGATCCACATTAAACACTCGCTTACTAAGGAGAACTATGAACTTACAAAGGTATCACTCTGCAAACTTACCAGAGTTGATGAAAATAATTTCAAAGAACGGTATAGGTATGGATGATTATCTAGACCGATTTTTTAATTCTTACGAAACCACAACAAACTATCCACCCTACAATTTAATTCAGGTAAATAATGTTGAGTCATTGCTTGAAATTGCACTTGCTGGATTCACTAAAAAAGAACTTAAGGTTTATACTGAATATGGAAAACTTATTGTTGAGGGACAAAAAGAAACGAAGGAGACAGGATCCGAGTATGTCCATCAGGGATTGGCTCAAAGATCTTTCTCAAGAGCCTGGACACTATCAGACGATGTTGAAGTCAGAGAGGTTCAATTCAAAGATGGACTCCTTACCGTTAAGTTGGGTAAGATAGTACCAGATCATCATGCAAGAAAAGATTATCTTTAATGGTTAAAGGATACGATTTATTTGGATCACATGGAAGAGACTTGCCCACTCCTCATGGTAGTGGGGCAAGACCCATGTATGCTGACATGGGTAAGTCATGTAGACCAGATCCAAATCGTAAGATTGAATATCCTCATGTTGTTGCTCTGTTTACTTTAGACTCACACAATACCAGTTACTTTTATAAAAGAGAGGATGGCACATATTACTGGCATCATTGTCGTAAAGATAAGGATGATGTATATGTGGATGCAGATGAGTTACAATTAGATCTTCTAGGAAATGATCCGATTCTAAGCACAGAGTACATTATGAAAGCAATTTTATAGGATGCTTGACATCCTATTTTTTTATGGTATAATATATAATATACAACTTTGAACCACATCGTTTAGGCACCGTGTAGTAGAAGTCAAACGCTAACGCAATCGAATTAAAATGAAGTACACTATTAAAGCACAGGACATTGTAGGTCCTAAAAAACTACCAGGTTTTAACGGAGTTGGGGAGATTAATCTCTCAGAGTATGAAAATAGAGAAGTAGATATACCAGAAGGATATGAATTCCAAAGTTTAAGTTCACTTGATCTTCAGGAAGACGTAGATGAATTAGATGATGTGTGGTCTAATGATGGTGTCAGAGAAGAGGGTAATGCTGACGATAGAATTGATGCACTACAAAATAGTTATTCCGTAAGTGGTTATAAGACAAAACACGAACCAGGTATGGGATCAAAAGATTCCAACGGAAAACAACTTCCTGTAGAAGGTAGAGGTCGAGCAATAGCAGGAATACGAAACAAGGAGAAACGAATACCTTGGATCAATCTTAAAAAGATTGAACCTGGTGAACTCGCAAGAATCAGTGCGGGTGTTTTAGCAAATCTTAAACATGATCCTGCAACTAAAGGAACTAGAGAAGACGTTATCACATCGGGTTTGAGTTTAATAGGTAAAGGTGAATTAGAACCAAATGAAGTAGACATACTTGATTGGTTAAAAACTAGATTAAAGATTGGCATGTACTTCGCTCCAAGAAATGTTACTCTCATTTTAGAAGGTATATTAAAAAGATATGCTGAAGGTGAAAATGCAGTTCGTATAAAGGAGAGAAAAGTTTGGCAAGAAATATTAAATAAAGAATTTCACATTCCAGTAGATAATAAGACAACTTTTTTATTTTCTATGGATTCAGATACATATTCATGTCGTGCCTTTTGCGAGGCAGTATTGGAGCATGGATTACAAACTCCAGTAGATATTATACTCTACACAAAGAGAAGATTACCTTCAGAAGCGAGAAAGAAGAAAACTAAATTTCTAACAGATCTTGAAAGATATGCTAGACTCATGTACAAAGTAGTTGGAGACAGAAGAGGTATGACATTTAAAAATATTAATTTATCTGAACATTATAAAATTAAAGGTTGTATTCCACAGTTTATTGTAGATCATGCGGATGAATGGGACTCAAAAGTATTGATTGATATAGATGATTACTAAAATATAGGGGTTCTTGACGAACCCTTTTTTTATGGTATAATATATGTGTCAAATAAATACTGACTGCGGTGATCCCCTTTGGTAGGTTCAGGATCAGCGGCGATAGGAATCTACCACAAAAATATTTGATTGAAACAAATGGAAAAGAATATACAATGTATTATTTTGCCGAGTGGTGTTATTTTAATATCAGAAGTTGAAGAGGTGTTTGGTGATATACCTGGTGAACCAGATTGCAAGATAATTAGTCCTTTTAAGTTAATTAAAACAGAAGAGACATATACTCTGGAACCATGGTTGGACTTTAGCAATCAATCTGTTACAATGATGAGGTCGGGTGATGCACTTACATTTGTCGAACCAAAGGGTGAGTTACGTGACAAGTATATTAAATTGACATCCTAATGAGGTTTTACACCAACGTCCAAATGGTTGGAGATAATTTCTTAGTTCGTGGTTATGAGAATGGTAAACATTTCATGACTCGTGAGAAGTTCTATCCAACCCTTTTTGTTCCATCAAAAAGAAAAACAAAATATAAAACATTGGATGGTGAAGCTGTTGAGGCAGTCGAACCTGGTACTGTGAGAGATTGTCGTGAGTTTATCAAGAGATATTCTGAGGTAGAAAACTTTAAGGTGTATGGTAATGATCGATATATCTATCAATATATCTCAGAACAATATCCCGAAGAAGAAATTAAATTTGATGTTAATAAAATCAAGATTACCACTTTAGACATAGAGGTTAAATCTGAGAATGGATTCCCTGATGTAGAATCTGCTTCTCAGGAGATATTACTTATTTCAATACAGGATTATAATACAAAACAGATTCGCACTTGGGGTCAAGGACCTTTCAATAATAAACAACAGAATGTAATATACAAAGGATTCAATAGTGAGTATGAATTACTAAATGATTTTATTCACTGGTGGATGATTGAAGATAATACACCAGAGGTTATTACTGGATGGAATAGTGAATTGTATGATATACCTTATCTTACACGTAGACTTGATCGTGTTCTTGGAGAGAAATTAAAGAAGAGATTATCACCTTGGGGTTTGGTGACTGAAGATGAACTTTATATTGCTGGTCGTAAGAACATTACATATGATATTGGTGGTATTACTCAACTTGATTATTTGAATCTTTATAAAAAGTTTACATATAAGGCACAAGAGTCATATCGTTTGGATTATATTGCAAGTGTTGAACTGGGGCAAAAGAAATTAGATCACTCAGAGTTTGATACATTCAAGGACTTCTATACAAAAGGTTGGCAGAAGTTTGTAGAATATAACATCATTGACGTAGAACTTGTTGACCGTTTGGAAGATAAAATGAAACTGATTGAACTTGCAATTGTTATGGCATATGATGCTAAAGCAAATTATGCTGACGTATTCTCTCAGGTTCGTATGTGGGATACAATTATTTACAACTATCTGAAGAAAAGAAATATTGTTATACCTCCAAAAGAGAGGTCAAATAAATCTGAAAAGTATGCAGGTGCATATGTAAAAGAACCAATACCAGGCAAGTATGATTGGGTGGTTTCTTTTGACTTGAATAGTCTATATCCGCATTTGATTATGCAGTATAATATTTCTCCAGAAACTTTACTTGATCAAAGACATCCATCAGTTACTGTCGATAAGATACTTTCTGAAGACATTACCTTTGAAATGTATAAGGATAATGCTGTATGTGCGAATGGTGCGATGTATCGTAAGGATGTTCGTGGTTTCTTACCAGAACTAATGGAAAAGATTTACAAAGATCGAACCATTTACAAAAAGAAAATGTTGGAGGCAAAACAACAATATGAAAAAACAAAAACCAAGAAGTTGGAAAAGGAGATCGCAAGGTGCAATAATATCCAAATGGCACGGAAGATCCAACTTAACTCTGCTTATGGTGCTATTGGTAATCAATACTTTCGTTATTACAAACTTGCGAACGCAGAGGCCATCACTCTATCTGGACAGGTATCAATCAGATGGATTGAAAACAAAATGAATGCGTTCATTAACAAAATACTAAAAACGGAGGATGTTGATTATGTCATTGCTAGTGATACTGATTCTATCTACCTTAACCTTGGTCCTTTGGTGGAGGTCATATACAAAGGGAGAGAGAAAACTACTGAAGGCATTGTGTCGTTCCTTAATAAGATCTGTGAGGTGGAATTTGAAAAGTATATTGAAAGTTCTTATGAAACGTTGGCCAACTATGTAAATGCTTATGATCAAAAGATGTTCATGAAACGTGAGAATATCGCAGAACGTGGTATCTGGACAGCAAAGAAAAGATACATCTTGAATGTATGGGATAGTGAAGGTGTAAGATATGAGGAACCAAAACTTAAGATGATGGGTATTGAGGCAGTCAAGTCATCGACTCCTGCACCTTGTCGCACTATGATTAAAGATGGACTTAAGTTGATGATGAATGGAACCGAAGAAGATGTAATTAAGTTTATTGACGATTGTCGTGCAAAGTTTAAAACTTTACCACCAGAAGATATTGCATTTCCAAGAACTGCATCTAATGTTCGTAAGTATCAGGCATCATCTACAATCTATGCAAAAGGGACACCAATACATATAAGAGGAGCACTTCTTTTTAATCATTATGTGAAGAAAAGGAAATTAGACAATAAGTATTCTTTGATTAATAATGGTGAGAAATTAAAATTCATATATCTTCGAAGACCAAATATAATACAAGAGAATGTTATATCATTCATTCAAGACTTTCCAAGAGAACTTGGACTTGACAAATACATAGATTATGATCTACAATTTGAGAAGAGCTTTGTAGAACCACTTAAAGCAATCCTTGATGCTATTGGGTGGAATGTTGAAAAAACTGTAAACCTTGAATTATTTTTTACATAATGGATTTTTTAAAAGAGATAGTAAAAGAAATTGGTGATGAATACACCCAGATTGCAGCAGACATAGATGAAACAGAAAGATTCATTGATACAGGAAGTTATATCTTCAATGCGCTTGTTAGTGGTTCCGTTTATGGTGGCGTTTCTACTAATAAGATCACTGCCATTGCTGGTGAGACTTCTACTGGAAAAACTTATTTTTCCCTTGCTATTGTCAAGAACTTTTTGGACACTAATCCTGATGGGTATTGCCTCTATTTTGATACTGAAGCAGCAATCACCAAGGGATTACTTGCATCTCGTGGAATTGATCAAACGAGACTTGTTGTTGTAAATGTTGTTACAATCGAAGAGTTTCGAAGTAAGGCACTTCGTGCAGTTGATATATACTTGAAGACAGAAGAAGAGAATCGCAAACCCTGCATGTTTGTATTAGATTCTTTAGGTATGCTTTCCACAGAGAAAGAAATTACTGATGCACTTAACGATAAACAAGTAAGAGATATGACCAAATCTCAACTTGTGAAAGGTGCATTTCGTATGCTTACCTTAAAACTTGGTCAAGCAAATATTCCACTTATAGTTACAAATCACACTTACGATGTCATCGGATCTTATATCCCAACTAAAGAAATGGGAGGCGGCAGTGGCCTCAAGTATGCCGCGTCTACAATCATTTATCTCAGCAAGAAAAAGGAAAAGGATAAGACAGAGGTTGTTGGAAACATTATTAAAGCTAAGACGGCTAAAAGTAGACTCTCCAAAGAAAATCAACAAGTAGAAATAAGACTCTACTATGATGAAAGAGGACTTGATCGTTACTATGGTCTTCTTGAATTAGGAGAACTTGGTGGTCTTTGGAAGAATGTTGCTGGAAGATATGAGATGGATGGTAAAAAAATATATGCGAAAAATATATACGCAGAACCTGAAAAATATTTTACAGATGATATAATGAATAAACTAGACGAAATATCAAAGAAGACTTTTTCTTATGGAACGAATTGAATCAACAATTCTTAAAAACTTAATACACAACGAAGAGTATGCTCGCAAAGTTATTCCGTTTATTCAACCTGATTATTTTGAAGATCGAAATGAAAAAGTAATATTTGAAGAGATAACCTCATTTATTGTTAAGTATGATTCTTCAATCTCAATTGAAGCACTAAATATTGAGGTTGATAATCGAACTGATTTAAATGATGATGAAGTAAAAAACATTCATGAGATAAATCAATCTCTTATTAAATCTGTTGTTGATGATCAGTGGTTGATTGATACTACTGAAAAATGGTGTCGTGATCGTGCTATATACTTAGCACTCATGGAATCAATTCAGTTAGCAGATGGAAAAGATGACAAGAAAGGAAGGGATGCTATTCCTAGCATTTTGTCTGACGCTTTGGCTGTTTCTTTCGATAATAATATAGGGCACGATTACTTACTAAACTACGAAGATAGGTATGATTTCTACCACAAGAAAGAAGAAAAAATTCCGTTTGATTTGGAGTATTTTAACAAAATTACGAAAGGTGGTTTACCTAATAAGACTCTTAATATCGCACTTGCTGGTACGGGTGTCGGGAAGTCTTTATTCATGTGCCATTTTGCTAGCTCCGTGTTGCTCCAAGGGAGGAACGTACTCTACATTACAATGGAAATGGCAGAGGAAAAAATTGCTGAACGAATTGATGCAAACCTTTTAGATGTCTCAATACAGAATCTAACTGATTTACCAAAGACAATGTTTGAAAATAAAGTGACTGCTGTGTCAAAGAAAACACAAGGTCACTTGATTATTAAAGAATATCCAACCGCAGGTGCACATAGTGGACATTTTAAGACTTTATTAAGTGAACTTTTGTTGAAAAAATCTTTCAGACCTGATATAATATTTGTAGATTATTTAAATATATGTGCATCGTCACGTTACAGAACAGGATCCAATGTCAATTCTTACTCATATATTAAAGCGATTGCAGAAGAACTCCGTGGTCTTGCAGTTGAGGCTAATGTACCTATCGTCTCCGCTACTCAGACGACTCGTTCTGGCTATGGTAGTAGTGATGTCGATCTTACTGACACAAGCGAGTCCTTTGGTTTACCTGCCACTGCTGACCTTATGTTTGCTCTTATTAGTACGGAGGAACTTGAGGGGTTAAATCAGATAATGGTGAAACAACTTAAGAATCGATACAATGATCCTACAATCTTCAAGAGATTTGTTATTGGAATTGATCGTGCTAAAATGAGATTATATGACTGTGAGCAAAAGGCACAAGAAGATATTCTTGACAATGGAAAGGAAGAGGAGTATAATAAAGAGGATAAAGTTCCTAAAAAGTCATTTGCTGAATTTAAATTTTGATAGTTCAAAGAGTTAAATGGTCAAGTGCGACCATAATCCTTATTGCGATGGTTTTCCATGTGATGGGATGGACTCCTTGGAATAGCATACTTCAAATGATTGGTGCTGCTGGATGGGTCTACGTTGGTTTTAAATCAGGAGAACGTGCTATCATTTTGAATTTTCTTCCACAGTTTTTCATCATAATTCCTGGTCTTATTATTCTTTATCTTACAAAGTAAATTATGTCTAATCCACACGGAGGTCGTATTTCTGATCACATGTATCCTTTTTACAGAGTATTTGATGATAAGGGTAAGCAGTATTGTGATTGTAGTCATGAAGAATATGCTATCAGAACTGTAGAATTACATGAAAAGTATCAGAATGAAAAGTTCACTTACAGAAGGATAGATGCTCCGAAACCATTACCACCATATATTGTTGATGTTACTGCAGAACATGACGGTGAGTTATCAGGTCAAAGAGGATTACCTAAAGCAGAAGAAAGACTTCCATTTGAACTTGAGATGGAGGAACTACCTCAAAGTAATTCACAAAAAATTTAATTATGTCTGGAGATTTTAACACACACAACAATCAACAACCACATATCAATTATGCAGGAGCAAAAGTTGACTTGGATAAGTATGCTTTATTCGTGGATGGTGTCACATCCGATCCCAGTAAAGATTATCAATCTTTCCTTAAGAGTCTTAGTACCCTTGACGGAGAAGGTTCCAATATTCACAGGCTTCTTACTGCTGCTGTTGGCATCAGTGCTGAAGGTGGTGAATTCATGGAGATCGTTAAGAAAATGGTTTTTCAGGGTAAGCCTTGGAATCATGATAATCGGGAGCATCTTATTATTGAGTTGGGAGATGTTATGTGGTACGTGATGCAAGCATGTAAAGCATTGCATGTTTCACTTGATGAAGTGATTGAAGGTAACGTTGAGAAGTTAAAGAAAAGATATCCTGGTGGAGACTTTGATGTGCATTACTCAGAGAACAGAGCAGTTGACGATAGGTAAATTAAATGTAAAATAGGGATAATACTATGATATAATGGATTGGGATAAGGAAGTAAAACTTGAAAAATTAGAGGACATGATTACTGTTTACGAAGAACACATCAAACAACTTGAAGAAGAAAACAAGCAATTGAAAGCTCAGGTTGATTTTTTGAAACAACAATTGTATTATAAGAGTTATGGTTTACCAGAAGGTGATACCAATAAATAAATCAGATTTTTTAATTCAATGAGAGAACAATTAATCAAAGCATTACTCGCACATGCACAAGGTGATATTGCTAAACACAAAGCAAACATTGAAGTATATCTTGCAAATCCTGTGGGCATTGGAGAACATTCAAACATTGTAGAAGCAATCGAAGGAGAATTAGATATGATCGCTAAGTATCAAGATCAGATAGACATCATAAATAAATACTTCAAAAAGTAATTAGCAATGGATATTTCTGATTCGGAAATTTTAATTGTATTAGGAAAAATTGTTGGGGATTCCTCTATTAAAATAGAATCAAAATCAAAAATTAAAGTAACTGTTGATGATCGAGTATCAACTAGATCTGAGATATTTGAAAATTTTAAAAATAAATTTGGTGCAGATAACGTAAAAATAGAACCACATAGAGTTTCAAGTGTAGATCCTATTTTTATAAAAAAATCAGCAAGAGATAAAATTTTAATTTATTTTAAATCTAAATCAGGTGGAGGATCAGGTCTTGGGTCGGAATTCACCAAACAAGTTGAGGGTGGTCAAGCAGTTTATGCTGCTGTTGCATTTAATAAAGGTAGCACCATTACATCTGCTGATGTAACCCCACAAAGTATAAATGATGCTAAAGATTTATTCAGTATAGATGATAGTGTAGAAAATATTTTAAATATGTCTGATCCTTGGGTTCAATCATCAGTTAAAGGTGCAAATCTATTGTACAAAACATTTGGTGATCTTAAATCTAAGGGAATTGTTTTTCATAGGGGAGATAAAGTTGTTGAACATATAGAAAATCAATTTAAAAGAATTAAAAAAATAGAAGGAGTTAGAATAGATATTAACAAATGGTCACCAGCAGATATCTATATAACAACTAAAGATTATGATCCTAAATGTTTGGAGGAGGAGAAGTCTTTAAAAGGATTAAATCAGTGCATGATGGATAGATTATTGAATAAAACTATGTTTGGAATATCATTAAAACAAATTAAAAATTCAGCAAAGTTAAATAAGATCAATGTTGACTCAAAGGATGGTGTTGAGAAGGAATTTAGTAAATTTGAAATGACACAAGATTCTGCAGATTGTTATATGGTATTTAAAGAGAGCACTAAAATACAATTCAGAGGTTTTGATGGTCCCAAAGCTCTTACTGGATTTCAAGGAGAAGTAAAAGGATCAGCAGCAAATCAAGGAAAAATAGGAATGGGATCTGCTAATTTAATTTTTAAATTACATGGAATTAATCAACTACCAAAGGATTATCCTACTAAAATAAAAAATGGTAATAAAAAGTTGCAGGTTGCTAGTTTTGTTGAAAGAGGTGTGAAGAAAAATGTCAAATCCTTTAATCTGAAAAAGTATAATGAAATGATTGTTAGTAAACAAAAAAAGGGTGAAGATGTTGGATATTTTTATCAAAAAGCACTTTGTATAGAATTAATTGATATTATTAATTCTATCTCAAATAAAAAAACAAAAGATCAAGTATGTAATGATTTACTTCTCTATGCTTCATCTCAGTCAATTATTTCAGGTCCTTATTTTAAACTAGAATGAAAAAAACAATTGAACAACTGATTCAATCCTTTGAACCTCGGTCAAGAAATAGAAAACAAATCTTCAATGACTTTTTATATCATTGTTTTACAACTATTGATAAGACGATTACTTCTGAAAAACGTAAACGTAACAAGGATAAATATATTATTATGAGGCAAAATCTCATCAACTATCTTATCGCCAACGAAAGAAAAGTAACATCAAAACTTTATCGATGAAATCGTTTTTCCAATTTTTTACCGAATCTCTTGCCGTTCAACAAGCCACACGTATGGGTTTGAAGAGTGATGGTCATGGAGGATGGTATGATAAAAAAGGTGAATTTGTAGCTAAGACAGAAAAAGGACAACTTAAGTTTTTTAATAAAAGGCAGAGAATAGGTCAGCAAGATCCACCACAGTCAGAGAAAGAAAAGAAATTATCACAACCAGAACCTCAACAAGATAAACCAATAGAGTTGGTTCCACCAGAGGTAGAGAAAACAAAGGGAACTTTAACGATCGCTTTTGGTAGATTTAATCCACCGACTACAGGACATGAAAAACTTTTAGATACTGTAGCAACATCATCTGATGATGGAGACTATGTAATCGTACCATCAAGAAGTCAAGATAAGAAAAAGAATCCATTAGATGCTGATATGAAAGTATCTGTAATGCAGCAGATGTTTCCAAAGCATAAAGATAAGATTGTAAATGATGCAGCAAATCGCACCATCTTCGATGTATTGAAGAAGGCACACACTGATGGATATACAAACGTAAGAATTGTAGGTGGTAGTGATCGTGTTGGAGAGTTTGAAAAACTTACTGGAACTTACAACGGTAAACTTTATAATTTTGATAACATCGAAGTTCGTTCTGCTGGTGATCGTGATGCCGATTCTGATGATGTATCTGGTATGTCCGCATCAAAACAAAGAAAGGCAGCAGCAGAGAATGATTTCGAAGGTTTCTTAAGAGGTGTTCCAACTTCGATGAATAAGAAGATGGCAAAAGACTTATTTAACAATGTAAGAAAAGGAATGAACATCAAAGAGGGTTGGAATTTATGGCAGATCGCACCTAAGTTTGATTGGAAAAATTTAAGAGAAAATTATATTAATAAAAAGATATTTAATATTGGAGAAATTGTAGAGAACGTTAACACTGGTTTAGTTGGTAAAATTATTCGTAGAGGAACAAGTTATTTAATATGTGTTACTGAAGATAAAATTATGTTTAAATCATGGATAAAAGATGTATCAGAATCAGTTGTAAATGGTACAGAAATATCAGGAGTTCCTGCAGATCAGAGATTAGTTGGAACTGATGCACATCGTAAATATGTAGAGACAATGGTGCCTGGAAGTTCTTACGGCAAACATTTCATAAATAAATATAGAAAAAAGAAAATTGACACAAAAAATGGGTAACATAATATCTGAAGATGCTGCAAAACCAGTACAACCTGGAGTGGGTGCTGCCGATAAAATTCGTAAATCTGCACGTCAACTTGCGTATGATGTTAGATATAAAGTCAAGCAAGGTTTTAAGGATGGTCAGAAAGCAGATCCAGTTTCATTAAAAAGAGCATACTTGTCTCAACTTGGAAAGTCACCTGCACCTGGTAATGTAAAGCAGTTGGCTAAAAAAATGTTAGTTGGTGAAGAGTATGATTTTGTAGACGTGTCAAATAGTATTTCAAAATTAGTTAATAAAGCATTTGTAGAGCATCATCAGAAAGATAAAGATGGTAATACAATTCCACACGAAGATGAGATAAAGGAAGAGTCTGAAGGTGGTAAGTATAAGATTCGTGTTAAAGATAAGAAGACTGGTAAGTCATATGTTCGTATGGCAACTCGTGATAAGATTTCAGAATTAAGAAAAAATCCAAATATTACATCTGTCGAAATGACTGGATATGGAACTCCATATGAAGGTGAAAAGAAAAAAGGTGAACAGACCGCAAAAACAAAATCAGGTAAAGGTTTAGATCCAGTTGGAAAAGAAGATGGTGATATCAATAATGACGGTAAGAAAGATAAGACAGACTCATATCTTATGAATCGTCGTAAGGCTATTGGTAAGGCAATGGCAAAAGAAGAGTTTATCGGTGAAGTTGCAGAGACTGATAAGGTTGATGCGAATACTAAAAAAATGGATGTAATGAAAGGTAAGAATAAAATCAAAATTAACCCTGATATGAAAGAAGAGAAACATAATGATAAGAAAAAGGGTGAAGAGGATGAAGGTAGTTTTGATGCAATGAAGGATTTAAAACCTAAAGAAGGTGATGATCCAAGATCCATGCCTACTCTTGTAAATCTTATGAAGAATAAGTTAAGAGCAAAAGGTCTAAACATGTCATTTAAACTAAACGGTGAATTAGTTGATGAGATGTATGGTGCAAATGGTGGTGATAAAGAGGATAAGTCAATCGAAACTCAGGAAAAGAAAGCAAACCAAATTAAAAAAATGGTATTGCGTAAGAAAATTCAGGCAGTATCTTCTGGTGCAGGAAAAGAAATCATGGCATCTCATGAACCAGAAGGAGAATCTATTACAGAAGATCCTGATAAACTTGCTAGTAAAGCATATGATAGAGCAAAAACACTAGCTAGAGCAAGGCATAATAGAAAGGATCGTGGAGGTGTTGGTAAGAATGAAAGAGCAGGTTATAATTTATCTCAATCACAACAAAGTCGTAATCGATCAGCAGCAACTCAAGGTGGACCTCAAACAGGTGGTGGTCCTAAGTCATTTGGATATGCTAGAAACAAAAGTAATCCTATAAAATCCAGAAGTGGTTATGATTCTGGTGCTGAAGGGCATTATAAGAAAAGAGATGAGAAAGTTACCATGAAGAAGGATGGAAAGACACCTTTGAAGACACCTCGTTATAAGATGAGTGCTAAACAGAGAATAGATCATCATAGTTCTAGAAGACAAGAACTAAGAGATCCTAAAAAGAATCCAAAGCATACTGCTAATATGAAGAAAGAAGAAGTAAATCCAACAGTTCAGTCAGCATTAGATTCTCTAAACTTAATAGTAAAAAAAAACTTTAATTTAGGTGAGGAAGGATACGATATCGCAAGAGATCGTGGAATGGTAAAACCTGCGAAGGACAAGAAGGATGGAACTTCATATCCACCAAGTGCAGAAATGAAAAAGACACAGAAGGTAAACACAGGACCTTCTGCACTTGAACTTGTCAAAAAGAAATATGGCAAGGCTGTTATGGATATGGGTAAAAAATAATGCCAGCATTATCTAAGAAACAACAAAAATTTTTTGGAATTGTTCGTGCCATACAAAAAGGAGAGCAAGCACCAACAACACCTGAGACTGCAAAGGCAGCCGCAGACATGAAAAAAAGTGATGTGAAAAAGTTTGCATCCACAAAACATAAAGGTCTTCCTGAGAAAAAGGTAACAAAGGAGGATGTTCAGATTAAAAAAATTGTGAAGCAATTAAAGAATTCCTCAAAGATGCATAAGGCTCAAGCAAAAACTCTTGAGAAAAAAATGAATAAGGAGCATCATAATTTAGATCCTGATGGTAATGAAGTTCCAATCTTTGATGAAAACGGAAATGAAATTCCTCATGATCCTAATGATACAACTGAATATCCTGGATTAAATAAAATAAAAGAGGAGTCAAATCCTCGCATACCAAGAAAGAAGGGTCAACCTGCTAACTCAAAAAAACACTCTGACTTGTATACAGATGAAAATCCTAAAGGAACTATTCACGGACTCGGTTTTAAGAACGTGGCTACTGCTAAAGCATCTGTCTCAAAAATACGTAATTCTTCAAGATCTCATGCTCATAAGATTCAAGCGGCAGTTGCTATGGAGCAAAGAGCAAGAGAAATGGGTAAAACCTCTGAGGCAGCAGTCTACAGAAAGTTCATCAACTCGATGAAAAAGAAAACCAAAAAAATGAACGAAGCAGCAAACCCTGCACAACAGGCTGCTATCGCAATCAGTATGAAGAAAAAAGGTCAGAAACCTAAGAATTTTAAAGAACAGTTAACATATAAGCATTTTGTAAACAAAGCAAAAGAATCATCAGCAAGAGTGGCAAAAAACAAAGAAAGGCAGAGAGAGATGAATGCCATGGCTGCCTATAAAGATAAAAAAGAAAAGGGCATTAAGTTTTACGACAAGAAAGGAACAGGTAGAATTAAAGCAGGTAAAAAAGTTTATGATTAGTTGCTATATAATATAGTATACTTTTTATAATCATGCTTTCATTTTTATTACCATTCGCATCAAAGATTATTAGTGATGCTGTAAATAAGATTCCAGACGACGCAGAACTCGGAGAAAAATTAATCGACATATGCCTTGTAATTATAGGAAAGGCAGTTAAATTGACCAAAACTGATGCAGACGATAAGTTATTTGCACAGGTAGAGAAGGCAATCAAATCACGTTAATATTGGAGATATATAAATATCTAAAGAAAAAGATTTTTATAGGTAAAAAACATGTCTCTATGGGGAAACAATGACAACCTTGAATCGTCAGGAACCGTAAGTTTAGATTATGACACAAAAGTAGTTACTGGGTCAGGAACAACCTTTGGGACAGTCGGTTTCGGCACGGAAGGTGATGTCATAAGATTCGGTGTTCGTGGTAGTGGAGGAACTTACTTTGGTGACGCTGTAATTGCAAGTGTTGCCAGCACAACATCAGTCACTATTGGATCAACTGCAGGTTTAACAGGAGCAGCAATTTCAGGTGTTCAGTACAAATTAAGTGAACTTCCATCATCTACTGTAGGTGATTTTAGTTACAGTGAAAATGCAAAAAACGATGGATATGATAAAATAGTTTATGGTATAAGCAACAACACCTCTGATGCTTTTGATGGTGCAAGTAGTGCTTACAGAACCAGTGGAGCAGGTTGGGTTGGTGTTACTACATATCTGCAACATGACGGTACTCTTAGAGTTAAAAGTGAAATACTTGTTGCAGCATCAGGCATACAAACTGGATCACATGGTATTGCATATCCAACTGCTGAATAATTAATATGATTTAATATGAAATTCGATGAATTGAATGAGAGCAATTACATGCTCTTTGCTATAAAATTCTATGATAATCCACAATCTGTCACAAAGGAAGACTTTGAGGATGATCTGAAACGAATTAAGTATATTAAACGATTGTTAAAAAGGTATCAAAATAATGGTGAGCTTAAAGTTCATCTGATACTTAATCATTTAACAGTATTGTTTAATGTGTTTAATGAGGCAGCTGTGCCCATATTATTTTATAATTTAGAAAGAGATCTCTGGCCAAGTATTAAAAGTTTTCTAATTTTTTTAGGAAGAATACCAGAGTTTCCAAAAACTGAAATTAATGATATTGAAGAAGATCCTGAGTGCTTATCTCAACTACGTTCACTATAATGGATATTAACAAAATTATTAAGAAGATTCGTGATCTTAGAGAAGAGATGGCATCTGCTGGAGTGCCTACAAATAATGCAAGTAGTGGTAATATTGCAGGTCTACCACCCGATAGTCCTCCTGTAAAACAGAAGAAAAGATACATATACAGTGGGAGAGGATCACGTAAAATGTGGTTGACCAATAAGAAAAATGGATGACAATACGAACGTAAATGCTGCTATACTCGAAAGATTAGAAAAAGTTGTCGAATCTCTACAGGAAAATTCTGTAAAGATGGGTCAACTTCTTGCTGTTCATAATGAGAAGTTAGATAAGCAAGACCGTATTGATGCAGTATTGTTTGAGAAGATAGAGCAGGTAGATCAAAAATTAGATCGTCACGCAGAAAGTATTAAGAAAGGATGTGAGAGAGATATATTACTCGTAGATAATCGTTTGAGGGTTATAGAGAAGAAGATGTGGACAATCGCAGGTGCATTAACGATAATTAGTTTTGTAGTATCACCGATTGGACAGAGATTTGTAAAAGGTACATTGACACCATCAACACAATCAAGTATAATAATAGAAAAGTAATTACTTGTAATGAGTGACGTGAATTTTAAGAAGCATCGTGTCTTCCGTGAGACAGAGGATGTTATCTTTTATGATATATCAGTTGATGAATCAAATGCTGCAGACCTTGTAGTGCATACGGGTGCTGCCATATCACCACCAAATGATAGTGTTGGAGCAAAGCAATTTTATAATCATAGTTTTCAAGACGACTATAATCGAGTTGTATCAGGTGAAAGAACTTTTGAGTTAGTTAACTATAATTGGAAATATCCATATCACATAGTGCATCTAAATCGTACCAGTGGTGCCTTAATGATACCTCGTGGTACATTTCATCGTTCAGTATCAGGAGAGAATGGTTCAATTGTCATAAACCAAGCAAAGAGATATGATGGGTTTGATCCAAGTGCAGAGTTCTATCCAGTGTCTTGTGCAACTAACATAGACCTATACAACGCACTTACAAGAGACAAACCAGTCATACATAAATTCGGTGAATAATGGATATAATTGATTCCAAATATATTGGTCTTATTTCATCAAGACTTCCAAAATTTAAAAGAGTCAAAGCTAATTTATTTAATTTTCGTTGTCCGATTTGTGGTGATTCTCAGAAACATAAGAACAAAGCAAGAGGTTACATATATCCATTAAAAGCAGATATGAATTTTAAGTGCCATAATTGTGGTGCTTCATCAACTTTAAGTAATTTTATAAAAACACTTGATCCAGTTCTTTATAAACAATACATATTTGAGAAATTTAAAGAACGTAATACAGGTAAAGGATCAATTTTTGAAGAACCAAAGTTTGAATTTAAAAAACCAGTATTTAAGAAAAAATTAGATCTTCCCAAGGCATCAGATGTTCCAATAGCAAGAGAATATCTTGAAAGAAGAAGATTAAATCCTAGTAAATTTTACTTCGCACAGAAGTTTCAAGAGTGGGTAAATACACAAAAGCAAACATTTAGTAATATTGTTAAGGACGAATGTAGAATCATTATACCAATGTACGATACAAACAGTGAACTGATTGGATTCCAAGGAAGATCCCTAGGTCCTAACTCTGTTAAATATATCACTGTGATGTTAAATGAAGAAGCACCAAAAATCTATGGATTGGATCAGATCGAAACTAAAAAACCTATTTACATCGTTGAAGGTCCCTTCGATTCCACCTTCGTGGAAAACAGCGTTGCTATGTGTGGCTCCGATATTGATATTCGGACGTTTGGTTGGAGCAATTATATTTGGGTTTTTGATAATGAACCTCGCAACCGAGAAATCGTCAACAGAATCTCCAAAACAATTGATAGAGGAGATCAAGTAGTCATATGGCCACCCAACATCGAACAAAAAGATGTAAATGATATGATACTTCGTGGACATAATGTAATGAATGTGTTAGAATCAAACACATATTCTGGATTAAAAGCAAAAATTAAATTCAATTACTGGAAAAAAATATGAGTAACGGCACAAAAGTAGTCAAAAGGAATGGTTCAATCCAACCACTCAATCTAGAAAAGATGCATGTCATGGTAGAAGAGGCATGTAAGGGTCTTGCAGGGGTCTCTGCGAGTCAGGTAGAGATTCAGTCAGGAATACAGTTTTATGATGGTATAAGCACCGCAGAGATACAGGAGATATTGATTCGTTCTGCAAGTGATCTTATTGATTTAGATCATCCTAATTATCAATTTGTCGCTGCAAGACTTCTTTTATTTGCACTGAGAAAAAATTTATTTGGTAGAATACATGAATTACCAAATCTTAAAGATCATGTTGTCGATTGTGTCGATAAGAAAATATATGATAGTGAAATATTAAGCACATATTCTGATGAAGAATTTTCTAAGTTGCAATCATTCATAGACCATGATCGTGACTATTTGTTCACTTATGCAGGTCTTAGACAGATTGTAGACAAGTACTTAGTTCAAGATCGTAGTTCTGGTAAGTTATATGAAACTCCTCAGTTCATGTATTTGTTAATTGCTGCTACAATTTTCTCTAAATATCCACAAGAAACTAGATTAGATTACGTTAAAAAGTATTACGATGCCATTTCCAAACACAAAATCAACATACCAACACCGATCATGGCGGGAGTCCGTACCCCTCTTAGACAGTATGCCAGCTGTGTTCTTGTGGATATTGATGACACCCTCGATAGCATCTTTAGCAGTGATATGGCTATCGGCAAGTATGTTGCACAGAGGGCGGGTATCGGTATCAACGCGGGTCGCATCCGTGGCATCAACGCTAAAATCAGAGACGGGGAAGTTCAACACACAGGTGTTGTACCGTTCCTCAAAAAGTTTGAAAGCACTGTCAGATGTTGCACTCAAAATGGCATCCGTGGTGGATCAGCGACTGTCCACTTCCCCATATGGCACCAAGAAATAGAGGACATCATAGTCCTTAAAAACAACAAAGGCACCGAAGACAATCGAGTTCGTAAACTTGATTATAGTATTCAGTTGAGTTCATTATTTTATCAGAGGTTTATTGATGATGAGAGCATTAGTTTATTCAGTCCTCATTCTGTTCCTGGGTTGTATGATGCTTTTGGCACTGCATCCTTTGATGAGTTATATGTTGCTTATGAAGCAGACGATGGAATACCAAGAAAAACTATTAGAGCGCAAGAATTAATTCTTGCCCTATTGAAAGAAAGAGCAGAAACTGGTAGAATATATTTAATGAATATTGATCACTGCAATACTCATTCTTCATTTGTTGATAAAGTGGAGATGAGTAATCTATGTCAGGAGATCACATTACCAACCAAACCTATACAACATATCGATGACCAAACTGGTGAAATTGCTCTCTGCATCCTTTCTGCTATTAATATCGGTAAGATACGTGATCTATCCGATCTCGAAAGTCTTTGTGATCTTAGTGTTAGGTCTCTCGATGAACTTATTGATTTTCAAGGATACCCCGTCAGAGCAGCAGAAATCGCAACTAAGGCACGTAGATCCCTTGGTATTGGTTTCATAGGTCTTGCACACTATCTTGCCAAGCAAGGAGTCAGATATCAAGATCCAAAAGCATGGCAGTTGGTACATGATTTAACAGAAGCATTCCAATATAATTTAATTAAGTCCACGGTGAACCTTGCTAGAGAAAAGGGTGCTTGTGAATATTCTTCTCGGACTAAATATGCACAGGGGATACTTCCCATAGACACTTATAAAAAAGATGTCGATGAACTTGTGCCAAACAATTTAAAATATGATTGGGATTCTCTTAGGTCACTTGTCTTGGAACACGGAGTCAGGAACAGCACTTTGTCCGCACAAATGCCTTCGGAGAGCAGTTCCGTTGTGTCAAACGCAACAAATGGAATCGAGCCACCTAGAGGATACCTGTCCACTAAGAAGTCAAAGAAAGGGCCTCTTAAACAAATTGTCCCTCAATATGGAACTTTAAAAAATAATTATACCCTTTTATGGGAAATGCCTAACAATACTGGTTATATAAATATTGTTTCCGTGATGCAAAAATTCTTTGATCAGGCAATCAGTGGTAACTGGAGTTACAATCCAGAACATTATCCCGACAATGAAGTTCCAGTTTCAGTAATGGCACAAGA